GACTCGAACCCAATCACCCTTCTTGCCCTTACCGAACCACTTACGCAGATCTTCTACGCGGAGTCGTGGTTCACGACGGTTGTAGTGTTTGGTGACAATCGACAGATTAGACTTGTCGTTGTTCATCGGGTTGTTGTCCTTGTGATGCACATCTTTTTCGTCAGTCAGTTCTTTCCGACCACTCATTGCACGACGTGCCGCATTACGAGCGGCACGTCTTTTAATCTGTTCGGGACGCGAGTGATAGTTGGCGTATTCTTTCTTGTAATCCCTAGCCATCAATCTTACCCTTGTGTTTGGTGTATCCACGTTTCGAGTCTTTCTTGCGATCTGTGTGAGTTGCGGGTTTGTTGAACTTGTTTAGATTTTTTGCAACGGGATTACGTGACGTACCAACCTCACTTTTGGGGTTATATTTAACTCCATTCATTTTGTCTGCATTTTCTCTTGGATTGGTTTCTGCATTCTTACGTCGTGTACGAAGCAAACGTGCACGATCCAACATGCGATCGTGTTTCTGTTTGTCCTGTTCTTTTTCTCGTTCGATATTCTTTCGAACAACGGACACTTCATCGTCAGCTTCTTGCATTTCGCCGGGCGTCATGGACTTTGCCCATTTAGTTGCAGCGTCTGTACCCCACTCGTGTTTCTGTGGTGAGTATACTTCTTCTTTGAATGTTGGATGATAATTGACTAGGTGTTTTGGCATCACACCTTTCTTTACCATATCCCTAAACATTTTGTCCAGAGTTCGAATATCAACATCATGAATTTGTGCAGCCTTCGTAAGGTTTTGTCGCGCACGATTCGGATTCTTCTTACGTAAATTTAGGAATGTGCGTACTGCCATTTTGTATTGTTTCTTGTGAGTCAATTTGTCAAGGAATGCATCAAGGCCGGGCATGAGATCTTTCAAGACTCCTTGACCACCATATCCCATTTCTTCTATTTTTTCAACGTCTTCTAACCAACAACGAGAAATACGCCCTTCATCCAGAGCAACGATAACATAATTACTCCCAAGGCGATGTATATGCCCTGCAAGACCAGATTTTGTTCTGACTCGATCTCCTTCATTGAAAAGATCGCCTTCAATGTATCTTTCACGTACTTCACCGACTGACTCCAATGATACTTTGTTCTTGAATTCTTTTGTCTCTTTGAGACCCATACCCATACGCACATCATTGAACAATTTCTTTGCATCTGCATTAGACATTGTTCTAGGCACACCCTGAGAGAATGTTGTGAAATCATTTTTAGATGCATTCTCACGTTGTTTGGAGGCAGACATACCTTCCACACCTTCGGCATCTGGATCACGATCACCCGCAGAGACAATGTTGATCTTCTCAAAGTTATAGAATCCGTGACGACCCTTTTTGCCATTGTATTTGTTCAAGAGTGTTTGAAATTCTGTGATACGGTCTGCACCTACAACCATTGTAACTCGATTGAATCCTTGATCATAGAGGGACGATGCAACCTCAAAGACATTTCGTAGTTTCTTGTCCTTGATGATATTACGTGCATGTTTGGGATACATCTTACGAGAGTGCTTGATCTTTTGTTCGTAGGATAATGGGTTCTTACGTGGGTCACTGGACTGTGACAGATAAATCTTGTAAGGATTCTTTCCCGCCTTTGTGGACATGGTGTTCATCAATTTACCGTGACCAATCGTGGGGGGATTCATACGACCAAACGTGAAGAAGACCTCACGAGCCTCTTCAACAAGATATCGTTTAAATGATGGGACTTGACTCATTATGATCTTCTATCCTTCGCTGCCTGTCTCAATTTAGGTAATAATTTACGTGCAAGAGTTGTCACTCGTGTCTTCGCTTTTGCAACTTTCTTTTCAATCTCTGCACGACGTTGAGGTGTTAGATCTCCACGGTCAGCATCTTTAGAAAATTTCTTGAAGAGTTGATTACGTGCTTGTTTTTCTGCACGTTTCATGAGTACATCCATACCCGCAGTTTTCTGCATAGCACGTCGGCGAGATATTTTGAGTTGAGACTTTCGTCTTTTCATGGCACGTGCGAGTGCACGTCGTCCTTGGAAACTGAGGGCTTCTTTTGCCTCTGATTCTGGAACACAGTTGGGAACCATACGACCATTCTTGGGTTTCATACCCTTCTGAGTATAACCCTGCCAACATTCTTCGCCCACGACACCACGATGTCGTTTTTGAGCCTGATATGCGAGGTACTCATCCCCCGACTGTGTATAGTCTACCGTAACGAAATCTTTAAACGATAACACTGTTATCTCCTACTAGGTTTCTGCCATCCCTTCAATATATCGGGCGAAAAGTTATTGTATGAAAACTCCATACGATCAACCAATTTCACCGCATCACCACCAAGTGTATCAATTGCTACATAACCTTCTTGACCGGTCACCTTGTAACCTTTATTAGTCTTCACAAAAGTTTCAAGTGAACCGATCTTATTAAGATTATTTATAAGAATTAATTTTGCGTCAACGATCAATTTCTGCAATTCAAACATTTTTATAAGACTTTTTTTGTTCGATGTGGAGAAAAAAGACAGAAGATCATCAAGTTTCTGTTGTTGTGTTGCTTTGCCTTTTGCAGTCTTTCTTGCATCAATTTCTTTCTTATACTTAGACTCGATCCAACGGATCAGTCCTGCGGCGTGAGCGGTTGTGTTTGTGATTCTTGCGCCTTGTCGCACATAGGTGTTGTTGAACTGTTCGATATGCTGTGCCAAGGATTGGTTGGATTCGAGTTGACGTAGAGTAGATCCAGATATTGAATTAAATAGTGTTCCAATTTCCGAAAGGATTGCATTGACTTTCTCCGTTTCTTTTGCTGACATGGTTGCACCACGAACGTCACGTAACATGGCATCCTGAGACCAGACATTGCGTGATTTTTTCAATCTAGCGACATTCACACCGTAGGAGGCCTTCATAGTTTCGAATGTGCGACCTGTGTAGGTAGTGTGCCATACGATACCGATCTTTGCAGACTTGACTTCTTTGTCTTGACCCTTGGGTATCGCATAGACGATTGTATTGGGATGAAATGTGGTGTAGGTCTGTCCATCGATCGTCTTGGTTCTCAGATCACCACGACCAAACAGGAAGTCGCCCTGAATCACACCCTTGATTCCAAGATCCGGTAGATACTGTAATGCGTCCTTGAGTTTGACCGCGAGATCACCAGAGGTGTCTGCATCAATCTCTGCGGCAGTCTTGTAGACCTTGGGGTTCTTGTTGAAGATACCTTTCTTGGCAACAAAGAACTCTCCATCACGAGGATCGATACCCGCAAAGATTGCAGGCGCACCGTCCCACTTCACAGAGACACCACCCTCTTTCTTACCTGCCAACATGTTACGCAACTCACGTAATGCGTTGATGGCCTGTCGAGTACCGTTCACACCCCCATAGAGAACCTTGTCCTCAATGTGAGTCATGTGAGTGTTCTTCTGTTCAGTGATGAAGTCTAAAAAGTCCATTAGTCGCGTACCAGTATTATATCAAAAATAGCACCGTGTCCGGCAGTACCAGAGTCAACGTTTACTTTGATGTCAGTCTTTTCTGGAAATACTAGTGGTACGGGATAGTCATAGGTAACAGAGTTACCACCCTGAGTTCCCCACTGTCCTTTCAGGTTAAAGGCACCACCAAACGGTCGTGCAAACAACTTGAACTTCACATCAACGTTTTGTTTGTCCATTGACCCCTGAAATTTAATAAGGTATCCAGTGTGACCAGCAGGGATCGTATAGACGGCCATGAGAGTCTGTCCGTTACCCGCAAGAATCTGAGCGGCAAGACTACCACCGACATTGATCGAAATTACTCCAACGTTAGTTGCAGTTGTTTTCCGAACACGAAAAACTCTTGAAAACGTTTCGGTAGTCGTTGCACCAACTGTGGTTGTGACTACAAGTGGATTGTAATCACCATCTAGTCCCTGAATCTCAATACCTTCTCCAGTGTCATCACCACTGGTAGATGATGATGAAACAACACCTGCCGCGGGATATGGATAGTCAGCAGTTGTGCCGTTAGCATCCCAGATCGTTCCAGATGTTGCGTCCGTACCTTGATAACCGAACTTGTTAATGTGAGATGTATTTGCAACTTCGCCTCGTGCGATCCAAATACCCTCATTGTTTAAATATCTTGACGCGCCCATTTTTATTATTCCTCCGCGAATCTATGATTCGCTTTTGCGTGATTTTGTTCGTCTTGTCGAATGCGATAGATCATGTCATACACTGTCGCATCCTTTCTTAAACCATAATAATCAATTGCAATCTGTGGCGCGGGTGGGTTGTCTAAACATCCCTTACCAATCAACATCAAGTATGTGTCATAACTCTTTACTGCTTCCTCTTCGAAGTATGCAGTCATCTTGTGTCCCAATTTGGGACTAAGAATGTAGATGACCAGATAGAAGTGCCAGAACACAAACTGAATCACATAGATCATGAATCGTTCGAATGCGTTTGCGTGTGTCACTTCCATCATGAACATCAAGTGCTTGCGTTCGTTCTCTGCTTCTGCAAACAGTTCGTGTATCTTGTGTCCGTTCCCACGTTCCATACGACGCAACGATCTCAGGTGAGTGACCATCGCACCCACCATGCCTGGCACTCCTGCAACTGTTTCCAGTACGAGCGCACGTTTGTCATACCGTTGGCGAAACCAAATGTCCGCAAAGAAACGGAACATTCGTGTCATTAGTTTTGCAAGTTTGTCTTTCATATCATGTTAACCCATTGAATTTAATTGCTAAGTTGAACCCCTGAGCTATCTTGTTATTCGGTTCGGGTTGGTTGGTTCTTATCGACATCTTCATTGTGAGTTTTTCTTTCTTATTTGTGAGATCGATAAACCACTCTTGTTTTGAACCCGTTGACTTTCTGGCAGTAATCTTATCTGCTCTTGGTAGAAAGTTTTCTAATTTATCTTCATCTGTTACCATCTTGTAACTGCGACCAACGGCCTTTACAACCACCAATGGAACATTGTCATCTTTTTTCAAAACTTGTTTTACGATGTAATTCTTGGTGTCGTTTAAATTCTTGTTGACTGCGTCTACCACGGCCGTTCTACATATCTCTAACATTTTGTCATAGGATTCTTCGTATGTTTTTGGATTGTTTTCTTTGTATTTTAAAATGGCCTCAATAGATTGTTTCTTGTTTGTTCGGTCTGCCCAATTGCGACCCAATCCAAGTTTAGAATGAACCTCGTTATACACTTTGTTTATCAATTGAGTTTTATCACTTGGTCGATCATAGTCATCGAATAATTTGTTCACATATGTATTCAATTGCGGTTCAGCAGTTTTTTCACCACCTGCCTTGAGAGACACACCCAACCACTTTTTGTTTTTAAACTGAACAAATAGATCGCCTTTATGATTGACATTGATACCTTGTGGTTTCGCACGATAAGCAAAATAGACCTGATCGATCTTTGACTTAGAGTCGAGATCATAGAGATAGTCTAAAATACCAATTGCGTTGTCCATCTTCTCTTCAAACTTTGATGATGACGGCATGTCTTGAATGAATTTGTGTCCCGCATTCTTGTCTTGTGCATTCAAGTAACAACCGTACTTGTTTGCGGTAGGAATTGTTTCCATAAGAAATTTATGAAATTTATTCACATCGGTAAATTTTTTATTTGCCATAAACGCCAGAGCGGGTGCGAGTTCCGTTATGGTGGAGTTCAGGGTCGTCTCACTCATGCCGCCAGACAAAGGTTTGTAAATTATCTGAACTCTTGTATTCTTATAGGATATGATCGTACTTCCAGTTGAACCACCTGAACGATCTTGCATAAAACTGTATTTCTTATCAGTGAGTTTCTTTTCAATTTCTAACTTT